TTGTCCCATCTAATATACGGTAGGAGTTTTTTTGTTGATAATTAATAGCATGGCAATACTTGCAGTTTTACAGGGTGCTGCTTCGATATTTTTAATATATATAATTTGTGCAAGTATATACTATTGGATAAATCGAGATGATAAAGAAACAGAACCACCTGGTTGGTGGCCAGAGTGGTTGAAAAATCTAGTTCATAATTATCCACCAAATTATACATTTACTTCAAATACACTTATACAGGGTGTCGTAAGTAACACATTTTCGGCAAACATCTTTTCGGCGAGTGACTGTGCTCGAAAAGATGTAGACGGTTGTGATGATCAGGAGGGATGTATAGGTTTTACATATCAACAATCTGGATCATCAAATACATGTATTCAGTACACTGCAGTATCTAATTTGTTCCAGGATTTTAAAATTACAGGAAATACATTATATCTCGTAGAGGGTAATGAACCAGCGAAAGATTATGCAGTATATTCGAGTAACGGTGTTTCGTCAACTACAACTGCATCTTTAATTCCTCCGTATATCAGTACTGATTATTTCGATTGTGCATCAAATTGTACATCAAATTCATTGTGCTTAGGGTTTACATTTAATCCAACATCCAAACAATGTGTACAAAGAACAACAATGACCAAAGATAGTTTAGTTGTAGATACTGCACTTAATGCCTATCTTTTACAGACACCTTCGTTTACTGGTGCTACTTTTTAAATAATGGAACTATATAGAAGAATACAAATAAAATTAGACAAAGAAGTATTATAATAGGAAGATTACCAGTAACGCCATCCCATAGTCCCTTGATAGAACGACCTAAAGTGCTTGTAATGTCAGTAGCAACGTCCGAAATTTCTTTATTCATACGATCCGAAAAATCTGCACAGTTTACATCGGCCGTTCCGGTTGTCGCTGTCACATTCGAACAGTCTTTACTTAGGCATTTGATTCGGATGACATTTCCTCCAAGAAACTTTATAACCTTTTTTCCGTCACCGCCATCAAGTTCAGTTCCTGTCCCTGAAAAAGAGAATGAATCTTTGCCTTCCAGAGGTGTATATGACGTGTTTACAGTGTATGCGACATCGACTGTCGAAGGTTTCGGAACCAGCTTTTGAATCCATTCCCAGTCAGGAAGCCAGTCGGGTCTAATATCAGTCGGACCGATACTCGTAACCTTTATTTCAGCATCCTCACATGCTACCGCTGCTGCTGCAGCCTCACCGGCCATTGTCACGGCTGCTGCCGCTGTAATACCCATGGCTGCAAGACCTGCAAGACCTGCAGCTCCGCCAATTTTGTCAAGATAGTTTTTCTTTTGGTTATTATTATCGTCTTTTCTGTTCTTTTTAGAGTTTGCATCATGTGATTGTTTAGCTACACCACCTTTACTATCTTTTGGACGAGAAGACGTTGGCGGTTTACCCTCTTTTGACGATTTTTTGGCAGCCTTTTTTTGTGCTCTTCTTGCTTTAGCAGCCTTGGATCTAAATTCTTTTTTTGGTATGATAGTCTGGGCGATTTCATCCATCATGTGTTGGATCGGTGACGGACTATCGAGGACGTCTAGAGACGCCATTCTAATATAGGTATATAAAATAATGTTGTACCAGGCGATAATAAAGACCCCCTGGTACGACATTAATGGTCGTAAATATATGGACATTGACATTGGAGGGTATATTCGACGTGTAAAAGTTCCATTTAGATATAATCGCGTCATGTGTCATGTAAATGGTCTTACGCCCGTGCAGGAACTCCAGGAGGGACAGACTGTTCAATGTTTCATCGAAACAAAGACATGGCAAGGTGAAACACATTTCATTCTTCACAGTATTACAACTTGACGATTGCCAGTTCGTACTCGGGTATCTAGAAAACCAGGTAGCATGTCATCATAGTTCCAATCATCTGGAATCTTCTGAAGAAGCATCCAACTCGGATGAATTTTATTAGAAACGTAAACTTCTGTATTGTGTTGAAGAGATTCCATTGTACGACCACATGTTAGATTGTAACAATCGGCCGACATCATAAGACCACCAGTTACGTCATGCGGGCTTTCAAACATTTTGAAAACATCATCAGCCTGGAAAACGACGGATGAATCGATACACATGTAGAGGTCAAACTGGTCGGTTTTAGCCTCCTCGAAACATTCCCGGCGAGTTGGTTTCTGTGAAACCATAATCTGATGGCCCTTCTGTGCACACTTCATAACGAGATCAGTCCAGTTCATCAAAAAATAGTTTGAATACATGTCACCGGGGAGGATAAAACAAATCCGCATTTTGTAAACAAGTAGTGATGTCTCTAGGTCGCAATGGATATGTGGTTGAACCAAATTCAGATGTTCGAAGAGAACTCACTGTACGCGCCATAGAAAATGCACTCGGGCTTCGACCTCCTTCGTTTAAAGTATTTCGCGAGACATCGAAACATCTTTGTGTTCCTCGATTTTATGCCGAAGATAAATTTGGAAAAGCTCGTCGTGACATAAGACCTGACCCGGTGAATACATCTATAAACTTTTGCGGAAAACTCCGAGATTATCAGGAGGAGGCGCTGTCAAAGTATCCAGGGTATGGAGTTCTTTCACTTGATACAGGCCTCGGTAAAACGACGTGTGGTCTTGCAATTGCAAGTCGTATGAGTGTCCGAACAATGATTATTGTTCACAAGGAATTCTTAGCAAATCAATGGTGTGAACGTATTTCACAATATTGTCCAGGGTCTACAATTGGTCGAGTACAACAAGATCGATGTGAATTGGATCATCCATTCGTTATAGCTATGATTCAGACGTTGTGTACACGCAGTTATCCATCTGGAACTTTTGACTCAATCGGGCTTGTTATTGTAGACGAAGCACATCATGTAGGTGCACCAGCGTTTTCACAGGCTATGTTTGCAATGTGTCCACGATATACACTCGGTCTTACAGCCACACCAGATAGAAAAGATGGTCTTACAAGATTGTTGTATTGGTTTCTTGGTCCATGTTTTTTTAAACTTCATAGAGATTCATCAAAAAATGTAAAAGTTAGGCGTGTGGCGTTCATGTCACCTGAATTTCTTCAACCACCCCCAGTTTCAAAACTTGGAAAAGTTTGTTTAGCATCAATGGTGAATATGCTCGTCGAGATTCCAGAACGAAACCAACTCCTGGTTGATCTCACAACTGACCTGGCTATAAATCATCATACCCTTTTACTGACTGATCGTAGAAGTCATTGTGAATGGCTCGTCGAGCAGTTTCGTGACGCTGGGTTGTATATGGGTGGCATGAAACAAGAGTTGCTCGACGAATCGGCAAAGAAAAGAGTCGTCATAGGGACATTCAGTCTTGCACATGAAGGGTTAGATATACCGACACTAAGTGCAATTGTCCTTGCGACTCCTCATTCTGATGTTCGTCAGGCGGTTGGTAGAATTCTTCGCACAGAAGGTTCGAAAGTCATTATAGATATTGTTGATGGGTGGAGTGTCATGAATGCTATGTATAGAAAACGTGTAAAAATTTATACAGATGCAGGATTTGAAACTGAACAAGAAGTTGCGTCTAGTTTCCCAAAAGGGAAATGTCTAATAAATCTAGAGAATGCGTGATGCAACGCATGTCGTTTTGGCACTCCTCATGTGCAGTCTTATCGCTGTGATGTTTGATCTTATCCGTCGTCAGGAGCATGGAAAAAGATTATCGATTCTTGATTTGAATGAATTTTATAGTCTTCCATATGAAATCAGAAGTATACTTAGGAAACAAATACCAGATCCGAGCGTTGTTCGTCAGGAATGGTCTAAAATGACAGCTGACCAAAAACGCGGGATTATTAAACAAATGACGCACCTTATTCCGCAACCTCCTCCTCCACCACCTCCACCATCAAAAGGTTTGAAAAAGGGATTCCTACTCGACAAAAACAAGAAGAAAGACACCAAGGATAAAGAAAAAAATGAGGTAAGTACACTCAGTCTGGTCGGCAATAGTAATGTCATGCCTGCGAATGATTCGTTCTTGGGGACTGAGGATTAAACGGTCTGGTTGATCCTCACCGAATGGCGCGTATGCCACTCCCATGAATTATACTGCTATTTTTTTGTTACAAAACAACCTCCTTCTTTTTAGATTTTTTCCTTCTTCCCGCTTTGACATCAACCTCACGGGTATCGGGGTCCATATCAACAGAGATGATATCAGAGATTTCATCGTCGTCTGGTAATTTAGGGGCCGGTTCTCTCGTCTGCATCGGTGGAGGAGGACCCATCATTCCAAAGAGTTGCGACATGTCAAATGCCGGACCCTTCATTTCATGACGTCCGCTTGTAGCCTGCCCTGGCCCTGAGCTTTGTGTTCTCTGTACAGCATCCATCATGTTCTTCACAAGATCTGGATTTTGTTTAAGTACTTTGTTCATGTCAGGCATTGCTGATTTAAACATGCTGTTTGTCAAATGGAACATCATAGCTGATCCGCCAACCATCATAATAAGCTTCACCTCTGGTGCGACATTCACCTTGGCATTATACTTTTGATAGAGTTCCTCAAAAACAGTATCATAATCCTCCTGATTCTCCATGACACTCTCTGACCAGCCATCAAGCTGAATGTCGAATGGGTCGAAACGTTTGTTGAGATATTCAAGACCAGTTACACACGCAACAAGCATACGTCTCTGGAATCGAATTGCGCGATCAACCTCGATGGCATAGGTAAGGCGTTTATATTCAGTGCGGATTTCTTCAATGTCACTATAGGCATTTAGACGACTTGACGTATGCATACCCTTCTTGCCAAGACGAGCAATCTTGTTTAACAAATCAGCCTTTTCATCCTCGATTGTTTTATAGCCTTCACTTGGCCCAGAAGAATATCCACCACCTCCGCCACCACCAGGCTGAGGTTCATCATGCTCTTCATGCATTTCTTCTCCACCATCCCACATTTCCGGGATGGGTGGCGGCGGGATTGTGCTTTTCCCAGGATTGACAAAAGCATCCATGCCAGTGTCATCATGTGAAAAAGTTTGCACCTGTGGAGGTTTTCTCGGCTTTATAAAAGTCTGGGGTGGTTTACGAACTGGTACCGATTTCTTCTCAGGAGGTGCAAAAGAAATTTCATCCATAAGGCGCTGTTCATCATCATCAAGCTTGAGTGTCATACCAGCATCGACACTCAAGTCCATTAATTTTCTTAAAGAAAGGAACTTCACCTCTTTAACGCAAGTCTTTTTTCTCTACACTTTAATAAATGAAGGTGAATAAGATTGTCGTTGTTGTCCTGTTGCTTTTAATTCTATACCAGGTTACGTTCGGAGGCATCAGCAACTATGCTCCTCTCCAGACAAAATCAGGCGGTGGTGAACCAGGTGACATTTTCAGACTTAAACATCAGCTCAAATGCGTTCCGGGTGGTTTCAACAAAGATTCTGCGTTTTACACGAAGAGTCTAACACCTGGTGGTTTGTGCGGTGATATGGATGCTGTCCGTGGTTTCCAGCGTGATTATCAAATCACTGGCGGTCATGGCGGTCCTATGATCTAGTCAGCTTGTAAATGTCGACAAGTACGAAAGGAACAAGTAACATGAAAAAATCCATTGTTCGCTTCTCAGGTGGTCGTTGAATTATATTGATATCCTCTGGTGTGTAAGGGATATTTTCACGTTCCCACATTGCCATGAAACAACCTCCAAACCATAAAAAGCATGCAATTGTCATTAGAATTAAAGCAAGATGAAGTTCTGTAAGTATTCTTGATTCGAATAAAATACCGAGTGACATGGTAAGTCCTGCAAGCTGATGAACATACATATTCACGTGATGCATAGGATTTAAAGAATATTTCCCGTGAATTACTCGAGTATTTGTGTTGCCGACATAGACTGTCATCATCAAAATTGCAATCCAGATTTTTGTATCCGAATGCATATATATATAAGAAAAATAAAAATTGGCCATAACGTCCGAATACCGAAATCAAAATCGAATGATTTTCTAAAAACACCAAGATTACCATCCAGCACTGAGAATATAAAGCCTGCAATTGGCCATCCAGCTATATTCTGAGTCGCGAGAGAATCTTGTGTATAAAAACTGTTCAATGGAGTTCTTGCCAACTGCATATCAATTATAAATGGAACATCTGCCGTATTCCACTGACTGATATGTTTTGCACCCTTCTGACTTATAAGATAGCAATGTGCTGTCGTCGAAGAACCTTTTATGATTTTATTTGAGATGCGTTTTTCAAAAAGTCTAAATCCAGGTATAGAACCTAAATTTACATAGTCCCAATCGTCTGGAAGTTTTGAAATAATTTGATCAAGTTTTTCACGAAAGTGACTGACAAGCCTGGCGTCATCTTCAAACACAAGTGCATATGGATATCCCTGTTTGACAATGTCCCGCCATACCCGAATGTGACTATCAGTGCATCCACATTCACCCTTGTTCATTTTTGTATGGGAACATCCATCAGTTGCCGTGAAAAATTCAACTAAATCGAGTTCTTCTCTATGGAATTCCTTCTCGACGTCACGTCTTCTATCTGGTCGACGTTCAAGATTGATACAGTATGTATGCATCTACTTAGATCTTCCAGTTTCTCTACGGCCGGTTGTCGCGTTCCGCTTGGCTTTCTGAATTCTTTTTCGTTCTTTAATATTTGCGTTTATAATTCTTAGCACTCCTGATATGTTGTAATTTGGTTCGTGTACATAATAATTATAAATTATTCTTCTCGCGTTATTAGGATAGATTTCAATCATATTACGATAATTTTGGAGTGCAAATGAATTGAGTCGGGCCTGCCGGGCTGCAATTTGATTACGAAGTGTATTTAGTTCATTTCTCGTTCTTTGGGTACGAGCTAGTTCCGAATTACCCATTCTCGGTAAGCCATGTATGTTAGGTCTACGACTTCCGGGTGGATACCAAAAGTTGTACAATTTAGACATGCGATTTAAGAGTCGTTCGATTGCCTGAATTTTCTGCGTCTTGGTGACATGTCGATGTCTGGTAAAATTATTGATAATTTCATTGTATGCTAGCATTGCTCGTCGACTTTCATTCATTACCATAATAGAATAAAAAAATAAACGGCTGTGTATAAAATGATATTCTCACGATGGCGTGTACAACATGGGCCAGGGACGCATGTTCTGATGGATGGTGGTATTTTAGATGTTCCACTTGAAGACGTTGATTCATTTCTCATTGAATATCTTGCTGCAATCCAAAGAGGTAAGCAACTTTTTGTCGTCGAGCAAAAAACGGATACATTTCGTTTTTTTATAGATCTTGATTACAAATCAACTCAAGTTTTGGAAGATGACGCACTTTTATCAATATTAGAAATTATGTGTCGCATCGTCCCTGGACAATGTCTAATTGCTCGTACTCCTGCACGGACAGTCCAAGGATTAATCAAGACTGGAGTTCATATTCACTGGCCGGATGCACTTGTGACTCGTCAAGAAGCTCTTGCGTACCGAACTCGTATACTTTTGGAACTCGAAGAACCAGAATGGGCCGATCGTATCGATGCAAGTGTATACGGAGGAAGCGGTCTTCGAATGCTCTGGTCGCATAAAAAGCCAACTGGAGATCCTTATGTCCCTTGGGAGCCTGGTACACAAACACCAAAACCAAGTCTTGAATTACTTAAACTTTTTAGTATCAGAACATGTGAAAATATACAGACTGTAACATGTGAAGAGTCAGGTGATGCACTCGAAAAATATATACAAAAATACATCCCTGGTCAACAACAAACTCGTGTAAAACGGATCGGTCAAAAGGGTAAAACAAAATGGGTACAAACTGATTCGCGTTATTGTGAAAACATATCCCGCGAACACAAATCAAACCATATATGGTTTTCAATTATCGGTGATCGTATTTGTCAGCTTTGTCATGACACTGAAACATGTCATGGTTTCGTCGGACGAGAATACATACTTTCTCCAAGTATAGTAGATGTTGCTGTGGTTGATACTCCTCGGATTTCTATTCTTAGTCTTCTTCCCGACCATTGGATCTCCAAGATTACTGGCAACGAGATATCAACGAGAGATTCACAAATACTCAGGACTTGATCCAGAATTATGGTATAGATTCAAAGAAAATATGAGAGCTTTCGAGGCTGAAACTGATGTATCTTTAGCTGCAAAACATCTTTATGCATCAATGGAAAATATTAGAGATTTAGGATTATCTATTCGACGTCAGGATGATACACATATCCAAGACGAACTTGACGAAATTGCCGAACGTTTAGGTATAGAAGGAGAATATGAATTGTATACATCAGCAAAGAAGAAGGGTTTCTATTTTTTTCCACGCTACTTAAACGAGACACTCGATGCCTCGACAGATGACAGCACGTTCAAACGCGGCGGAACAGTCGGCGACCCGGGGGTCCACTTCCCAGCCCCAAGATCCGGTACAAGAACCAAACCAGACAGTGAAGACTCGTTCTGGAAGAGTGGTGAAAAAACCGGAACGATACACACCAAATGAAGTTTGTGAGGATGATTACGATGTTGAAGAATATGATGATACAGATTTGAGCGATGTTTCGTCAGAAATGTCCCTTGATTCTGAAGAAATTTCGAGTGAATCTGATGCAGATGACAATGGAAATTTAGATGGATTCATAACTGAAGATAAAACAGACGAGAGTGATGTAGATAGTGATGTTTCAGCCTCCGATGGAGACGCGTGAAGAAGAACAGGAACAGATTCGACCACCATCACAACGATTTTATTACCCACCTGTTCAAAAAGAAACTGAATTTCTAGAAGGGGTTTCAAAGCAAACACTTCTTTTCATGTTTGCGGCTCTGTTTGTTGGTATTCTACTAGGTAAATCTATGACGCCGGTGGTACTTCGTCAGTAATTACAGTCATTGGAACGTTTCCTGCACTCGATTCGAGGCCTACAAATGATCCCATATCTGTACCGGCATATGCATTAGACTGAAAATTATCAGTCAAGGGATGTTCTCTCTGATTGATAAATCCGGCTGTGTCTTTATATACATCAACCTGAGATGTCAAATTCTCTGGATTAAAGTTTTCCACAAATGGTAAAACTGTATTTTCGTCACGAGGAGGAGCATAGCACGATTTCTTTTTGTTCATCAACTGATACACGACCAATGCAAAAAATAAAAATACACCAACCAATAAAAGTCTTTTTGACATTCCTATAAATACATAATGTTTTATTTGGGTCGTATAGCCATGGGAGCTATAGATAAAAGCTTTAATGGTTGAGCTGCTTTAAGTCCATAGAATGTTTTAGGGCCAACTTTTACAACATATGCAATCTGAACTGAACGGAGAATTGGTCTATTTTTTTTATTTTTGTAGCGTGTTTTAGAGGTGTACATTTGACGACGTTTTTTACGACTTTCTTCTAGAAGAAGAATGCGTCTAGGTGGCATTTATACTACACGAGAAGATTTGCGGCTGAACCGGCTCCTGCAGGCTCAGTTGGACTGAATGGACCAATCTGATCAGGGGTGAGAATTTCAGGCGCCGGTGCCTTGCCCTCCTCGAGAGCCTTACGCTCAAGTTCACGCTGCTCACGGCGACGCACGATTTCAGCAGCGATTCGGGTGTCAGCCTTGACGACAAGCTCTGCCATGTCGGCATCTGGAAATTCCTTGCGTAGCTCGTCGATAACCTCTGCAGGGTGAGGAATCGGAGGAACGTCAGGGCGGTTGTAAAACTTGGAATTCTCATCACCTGGCTCAATGTAAGGAGTATCCGAACCTTCAATAGGCTTGGCCATCATGTCACGCTTACGCTTCTCAAAGTGAGAGGCGGCCAGACGCTGATTCTCGCGATACTTTGACATAATCTCCTCGAGCTTCTCATTCTGATAATGAACATCATCAATCTGATCACGATCAGGCGGGATCAGAAGCCACTTGTACATGTCCACTACATAGATGTCGAGTGTAGCATCCTCCTTCTGAAGGCGTTTTGCGTGAGAAGCCGCCTCATCCTTCGTCGCGAAGCAACCGCGAATCTTCAGACCAAACTTATCAGTCTTCTGTGGAAGGTCGGGTCCTACAAGGGAGATGAGTGCGTAAACCTGACCAGGGATGGTAAGGAAATCCTGCTCGAGCATAGCCATATAAGCATTTCAAGCTTTTTTTGTTTAAGCCAATAATGGACAAACTTCGTAAAACACACAACATGTACAAATCTCAACTCATCACACGGTGCGTTTTCCCTGGTCAAAATGTACTTGATTGCGGATGTGGTCACGGGGGTGATTTTGGGAAATGGAAAAGAGCCGGTGTCAAACTGACAGCTATAGATCCAGATGAAAAATCACTCTTAGAAGCATCAAATCGTGCGAAGAGTTATAATCTCGATGTCATTCTACTCAAAGGTGATATACTGAGTGTAGCTGGTACATTTGATGCAATTTGTTATAATTTTTCCATTCACTACATTTTTGATTCATTAGAAAAATCATCACGAGCACTTGCACGAAAATTGAAACCGGGAGGTTTACTTTTTGGAATCGTCCCAGATTCAGACCGTATGAAGAATTTTACAGACAATCTTGGAAACTCTGTTCGGATTGTAGATGGTAAAGCAGAGATTTGTCTGATTGATGGTCCATTTTACTCTGGTACGACAAGAACCGAACCTTTGATATGTAAAAGTATACTTGAGACGTTTCTCAGTAAGTGGTTTGATTGTATTGAATGGGGACCAATGTGTGACATGACTGGTTTAATTTCTGACATTTATTCTCGATTTATTTTCAGACGTAAATGATATATGGGACGCAGAGTTTTCCCATGGATTTTATTCACAGTTTTTGCACTTTTCTTAAGTATATTAATTGCAACTCTTCAGGATCCCCCTCTTCTGAAACAACTTAGAGCACGATATCTAATTTTATTAAAACATCTTCGTGAGACACCCGGTATAGACAAACGTTTCGAGTCAATACGTGATAAAATTGCAATTCTTACAGGAATTTCATTTACTCGTATGAACAAAGGAACAATTGGCTACAACGTAAATAAAGGATATGAAATTTATATTTGTCTAGATGGTGATAATGTAAATGCAGCAATGCACGTTCTTATCCACGAACTTGCACATATTACAGTCCCTGAGTATGATCACTCAGAAGCATACTGGCAGTCATTCAAAGATCTCAAGGTGCTTTGTCAGACACTCGGTCTTTATAAACCTATAGGAAATGAACACTATTGTGGGGGTGATTTACATGATTAAGATTTTTTGATACCCTGCATCGCAAAGTAAAATAGAACAGCCGCAATCAAAGCTGACACAACCATACCAGTCGTTGATATGTCACCAGACTCGCTCAAAAATTTAGGTACAAGTTCAGCAAGTTTAGATTGTACAGGCTTTGAAAATGCCACAACTGCAATGACACCAGCTATGATAGCCTGAAATTGCTCCTCAGAAACACCAAGTGGATTTTTTGAAACAGGTTTAGATTCAGAGCCTACGATTCCGGGACTTACACCCATGACACGATTGTTTGACGGTGACAGATACGGGCCTGATAGACCAGGGCTATCATCAAGAGGAGCTGACGGCATCACGTCCTGGATCGGTGTAGAAAAGTCCATTTCTATTGGCCCAGAGATTATTTCTTCCTTTTTTTCTTCAACTACAGGTTCGACATCTACAGTTGGAATATACTGCATGATATCACTCGAACCATTAAAATCAAGATTTTCAATCAATGGCATTATTAATACCAGTGAACAATCTGTTTACATTTTCAGGACGCATAAAAATATTTGCATATGTTAAATGGGCGTCTGTGGCTCCGGAGCTCCACCTGTTCCCGTTCCGGACCCCGTCCCCGTTCCGGACCCCGTCCCCGTTCCGGACCCCGTCCCCGTTCCGGACCCCGTCCCCGTTCCGGACCCTGTCCCCGTTCCGGACCCTGTCCCCGTTCCGGACCCTGTCCCCGTTCCCGTCACAAGAGGTTCGGCAGTTTTGAACCAGGCTACACCTTCTTCACCGTCACCCCAGTAGAACCCTTTTTTTTAATAGGAGTTCCTGTAGTTGTAGGCCGTGAAGTATATTGTGAGTTGTAATTTTTTTGATGATATTGCCACATGGCATCTGACCCTATTCTAAAACCCCGGCGAATAGGTGCTTTATAATAAAAAACACAATCCTCGATACGATTTGATTTACTCGTGTTATCAAGAACTAAACATTCATAATTTTCGGTGCATGTGTTCATCACCTGACAAAACATATCAAATGTTGGAAAAATACCAAAAAAAGCTTTATACAGTCGTTCACGATTTTGAATGACATTTTCTCGGAGTATAAAAACATAATCTACATTTGCTCGAAGATCGGGACTCAGGTCCATACAATATTGCATCGTCAATAAAAATAAAATATTCCAATGACGACCATTCATGAAACATTGTCTTATACACGTGTCTTTCATGAATGCCTTGTCGTACATACAATCGTCAAGAAGTAAGAATGAACCAGTTTTTTTCCCACTGCTTACAATTCTTTTTTGACGTTCTAAAATTCTTTCGATAGCTTCTTTATTGTAATCTCCATAAATGAAAAGATCCGGTACAAATTGACGATAGTAATGGTTTCCATCTTCTGTTCCTGACATGACGATTCCGACTGGTATATGACGTTTGTGCCACATGATATCCGTCACGAGCGTGGATTTACCTGTACCTCGCTTTCCAATAAAAACGCAAACTTTATCATCCCCTATTTTTGAAGGATCAAATTTACGAAGTTGTAAACTTGCCATTCCTATCACATGTGTCCAAAATTGGTCGAAATAAAAAACGCATCACCTGGTAGATGTCAGGTGCTCAAGTTCACCTGCAGGCCAAAAGCCCATTCACAGAAGATCCTCAATATACTTTATTTTCTGCACAATACGAAGAAAGAGATGTATACGTAGCAGAATCTTTCGAACTACCATTTGACAATCAAAATCCAAGATTTAATACAACTGCAATGTGTACAATTCCTGCAAAGGCTGATTTGATTCGAAGAATTACAGTTCGTTCTAAATTACCTGAGCTTTATACACCACTCGGGCCTGGATTTGTGTACCCAAAATATAGTGACCAGGTTGATGGGAGTATATATAATAGTAGTGGTACATTGGTAATTCAACCTGGTGATTTTGTAGGATATTTCAATACTCAATATCTGAACTTTTGGGCATCGAATTTTGTAGGGTATAGCGTTATTTATGTCACGTATGATTCTACACTAAACAAGTTTATATTTACATCGCCGACATATTCGAGTATATATTTTCAAAATGAAAATAGTGCGTCATTTTGGGGATTTGACATTCGAACATTTGATTTTATAACACCTGGTGGGTATTACGGGTATAATTTTTCAAATGGAACACTTGTTGCACCATTATCACTTGTTCAAGCCGGATGGATCCGTGGTTTTACACCACCACCTCCAACTGGTTTTTCTTACAAAGATTCAGTTGCGTGTAGACTTATAAAAGAAGCTCGATTACTTATAGGTGGTCAGACGATAGACAAACTCACATCAGATAGACTTATTATCGAAGATGATTTAGGGGTATCTTATGAAAATCAACCTGCTCTTACAGTTCTAGAAGGTAAAAATGATACAAGTGGTGTTTATACACCAAGAGAATATTACACGCGATTGACATTTAATACAGATTGTATAAACATGTCAGAATTGTATCGACAAGATGTTCAAATTCAAGTAGATTTTGAAAAATTTGAAAATCTTCCTGCAACATTGATAAATACAAATAGTATCGTCGATTCTAATTCTTATACAAATTCACAGTGGGCGACACTTTCAGATGCAAATGTCATGCCGGAAGGTAGAGTATATGCTACATTTGGATGGAAACAATACGTCGTGCGAATGAATGTCCTCGGTGGCCTGAATACTATGGAATGGATTTTTTATGACACTACAAAAAATCTAAATTCTGCTTCATCATGGTATAAATGGACAGATCCATATGATGGATATGGATACACACCTCTAATAAACAGAGCATTCGTCATTGACGGAAATATATATTTTGGATGGGGTTACCGAATTTACAAGAGAAATTTAACAAACATTTTAAATAATACAGAGGGGTCTACACCTGAAATAGGACCCATATTGTTAGATAGATATGGAAGCGGTGGAGATGGAACCATCATACCGGGTGCACCATATGGTGCATTTGGTGGTATAACCGCTGATGCACGGTATCTATATATAGATCAAGGTGTAAACATGTTTACATTCAATAGTAATTCTGCAAGTTTATACAGTCTTGTACCTTATGGCGATCCCGAATTTACTTCAAATATCGAAGCTGTATTCAAAGTTTACGACATAGTAACACCTCAACTTACAGCTGCTACGAACACCGCTGTTCAAAATTATTGTATAACATATTCACCCAATTTTGGAACTAATGTCACAAAAACTTTTAAATGGATAAGACAGACAAAAACACTCTCCAATATTTTTGCATATGCTAATATAGAGTATACGTCGACAATTACTGGATTACCTGTTTCTGTAAATGTCGCACGTTCTATAGCATTGCAGACCTCTATATGGTCTCGATATGATACTACAAAACCTATTTCATCACTTTCATCATACGACTATCTTACATGGCCTGTGACTGGTGCACCTTACTCATGGTTTGACATTTCGGGTGCATTTGGAATTTCAATTCCAACATTATATCCAACATCTGATGGACGTTATATATATAAAACTAATCCGTATTTTTGTAAGGTTGATACTCAAGACTTTTTAAATCTTTCTAGTTATACTTTCACGACTGGAGGGACACCGACTGTTTATCCTTCATATAATCCTACAACCAGCGACGGAGTCAAGCTTTATCTGATTGCATTTTCAGATGGAACTAATATAACATTTTATCGTTATAACAGTACACAATCAATATCGTCGGCTTCATCATATGATTCAATAAATTTTCCCACGACGCTTTGGCCAAGTGGATATTCATTTGAAGCCGTTGGTTTTGATGGAAGAAATATATATTATGTCGGTCCAAGTTGGGACACTGCGAATATTAATTTGTCAATTATTCGAATAGATACAGTTACATATTCAATAAAAGATTGGATTGTTTTCAATTATAGAAGTACAACGGGTCGTACATCCAATGGCCCGATTAATGGACTCCCTTTACTCACTTCTAAATATTACAACACTGGCGGATATTTTGTAGCTGGTCTTCAAATGGTTACGGGGACGAGATATATTTATATAGGCGAATCGAGAGCTGATTATCAGACAGCCACGGATTTTTTACAGATTGATCCACTGACAATGACATCATCTTTGAGTACATCTGTCATTGTTAAATATGAAAAATATGACAAGACACCAAAAACGCCTTTAACTTTATACGGTCAGACATACCTAAATGAATTCACTTTGCACGCCAATAGAGTTTCAGAAAATTTTACTCTTCAGTTTACAAATCCCATCCGTGAAATTTGGATAAAAACTGACGTCATCCTAAAACGTATCGTTGTTAGATTAAATAATGAAATCATCGTCGATGATGATCAAGTGACTGCACAAGTCATCAGACCATTCGAGACACATACAATGATGCCAACTACAAATGTATATGTTCTTTCTGTATCACTCAATCCAGAAATTCTTTCGGAACCATCCGGAACTATCAATGCATCTCGTATAGCAACACCAACTCTTGAAATTTTTCCTTCAGTTGTCCAGACGACAGATTCATATCTAAAGGTTTATGCAAAAGTTTACAATGTTTTTGAAACATATGGTGGTCTCGGAGGACTTTTATTTAATTCTGCTTACTAAAGTAGATGCCAACGGCTCCTTTTAATCGACAACTTATTCGACTTCAGTTTCCAAAAGATATTCACTGGGGGGATGATGTTACAATTTGGATATCTAAAACTGGTGACATTGCCAGAACAATGTATCTACGTGTCACATGGCCGAGTGATGCACCGACAACTGTTCAGCCATCAGCAGGGACAGCTATGATTGATCGGATAGAATTATCATATAAAGATCAACTGATAGAAAGGATCTACGGCGAAAATTTATACATGCTTCATGATATTACAATACCTCAAGCGAAACAACTTGCACTTTCAAATTTGGTTGGTAGAAACACCACAACAGCTCTTTCTTCATATCACATTCCATTGCCGTTTTTTATTTTGAAAAAAGGTCTTCCTCTTTTGGCTCTTAAAGAACCACCTCGTTTTCGGGTTGTATTTAAACCTTCCAATTTTTTCACAACTTCAGTGTACACAAAACCTATCGATGTAAGTCTATTTGTTGAATATGTATATGTCACTAAAGCCGAACGGGACTGGTTTTTGAAAAATGAAATTATATATATGACGCAAACATTTCAACGTGTACAATTTCAGGTTCCAGTGACAGCTGCACAAACAACATATACGTATTATACTGAATTTGTAAATGATGTCAAAGAGTTGTTTTGGGTTATTCAGAGTGATACATCCTCTAATGTTTATGATTATGGAACGACTGATCATCTCTCATTTCTTCGTCTCAGATTTAACGGTGTCGATCGCATAACTCCAGACTATGCATCACCTCAATATCTTCGAGTTGTCCAGGGATTACAATTTCATACCCGTGTTCCGGACGGACTATATTACATGTACACATTTTCTCTTGAACCAGAGTCTGATCAGCCTACAGGAGGTGTAAACATGTCACATATTCTAAGACAACAACATGACTTGACACTCACTGCTCATGCATCAACAAGATCTTTACGTTTGTATGCCACGTCATACAACCTTATGAGAGTCAAAGATGGAGAGGCTAAAATGTTATATACTGAACGCGAAGGTGGAAATGTCCCTGTGACGACATTACAAGGAGGTCAAGTGGGTATAGGTATCGATCCCTATGTTCGCGGAACTGGTACAGTGAATGGCCAAATGGGTGGTGGCGGTGGTGGTGGCGGCGGTGTACCTGGGACAGTTCAATGGGCCGCTCGTCTAGCCGGTACTGATACTGATGTTGCGCAGGGTATTGATGTAGACAGTTCAGGGAATGTCTATCTCAGTGGTTATTATATTTCGAATCCATTGACTCTTTATAACTCGGATGGAAATTCATCTGGAATTACACTTCCAAATTCAGGGTCTTGGGGTGTTTATGTCGCAAAGTACGATACGACCGGAACTTCCCAATGGGCCGCTCGTCTAGAAGGAACTAGTTATGAGAATGCACAGGATGTTGCTGTAGACAGTTCAGGGAATGTCTGTGTCACTGGTTCTTATCAATCGAATCCATTGACTCTTTATAACTCGGATGGAAATTCATCTGGAATTACACTTTCAAATTCAGGGTTTAATGATGTTTATGTCGCAAAGTACAATACGACCGGAACTGCCCAATGGGCCGCTCGTCTAGCCGGTAGTTCTAATGATACTGCAACTGGAGTCTCTGTAGACAGTTCAGGGAATGTCTGTGTCACTGGTTCTTATCAATCGAATCCATTGACTCTTTATAACTCGGATGGAAATTCGTCTGGAATTACGCTTTCAAATTCAGGGTCTTACGATGTTTATGTCGCAAAGTATAATACGACCGGAACTGCCCAATGGGCCGCTCGTATAGCCGGTACTAGTATTGATATTGCACAGGGTATTGCTGTAGAAAGTTCAGGGAATGTCTACGTCACTGGTTCTTATCAATCGAATCCATTGACTCTTTATAACTCGGATGGAAATTCATCTGGAATTACACTTCCAAAATCAGGGTCTTACGATGGTTATGTCGCAAAGTATAATACGTCCGGGACGGTCCAATGGGCCGCTCGTCTAACCAATGGTAATACTGTGGTTATACAGGGTGTTGCCGTAGACAGTTCAGGGAATGTCTATGTCACTGGTCGTTACCTTACGAGTACGTTGACTTTTTATAACTCGGATGGAAATTCGTCTGGAATTACACTTCCAAGTTCAGGGTCTTATGATGTTTATGTCGCAAAGTATAATAGGACCGGAACTGCCCAATGGGCCGCTCGTCTAGCCAGTACTGATAATGATACTGCAATTGGAGTCTCTGTAGATGGTTCAGGGAATGTCTATCTCACTGGTTATTATGAGTCGGATCCATTGACTCTTTATAACTCGGATGGAAATTCATCTGGAATTACACTTCCAAACACCTCAGGGGGTTCTAGTGTTTATATGACAAAGTACAATACATCCGGAACTGTCCAATGGGCTGCTCGTCTAAGTGATACCAGTTTAGATTATGCAGGGGGTGTTGCTGTAGACAACTCAGGGAATGTCTATTTTAACGGTTATTATGATTCGAATCCACTGATTTTTTATAACTCGGATGGAAATTCATCTGGAATTACACTTCCAAACCCCTCAGGGTCTTACGATGTTTATGTTGTAAAGTATTTGGTCTAAACAAACAACTATATTAAAGATTAATGCACGTCTGTGTCGTGACACGTAACAAATCAATTTCGGCAACAACACTTCATTCGCTCATGAATATTCATGCATATTCAATGATGAAAGGTCAACACGTTGAAATCCATTTTGTGAATGATATGTCTGGCCTTCCAAAACTTATAAAGACTGGAGAACGAATCCTTTGGTTTGATTACAGTACCAATATTGATGACGAAACCCTAAAAAAAATGTGTGAACCTTTTGAAAAAGATATCAAGGTTCTTGTGTGTCCATCTGTAAAGGAAGGTATTGACTGGGAGATGTTTCGGCGCAAGACACTTAACGGTTCCAAGGAACCAATTGGTCAACGCGGTCTTCAATTTGATACAGATGTGTCTAAAAAATTATCAGATGGTCTTTACGAAGTCTCAAAGACATCAGCGCGTGTATGGGCAATGGATTCCAAACCAATTGATAAGAAGATCCGAGGAGATAAAATTCAGATCAAACTCGCAACAGACTCTTACGAAGCTATGTTTGATACTCTATTACGAATTGGTATAAAGATTGGTGCGGCTACTAAAGCAAAGGTTGTATGCCATTATATTCACGAGTGTCTCGGAAACATTCTAGAGACACCTGGTGTTGTTCTTAACAAGTAATTATGAACCATTTTAATGGTCCGCAACCACGTTCGATCGAACGTCGTCACTTTCAAATGCTTGCATCAAAACAGTATGTCGTATGTGAAAAGACTGACGGGATTCGATATATTCTCAGACGAATTGATGACTCGTGTGAGATTATAAATCGTGCTCTTGAAATTACCAGCGTAAACTTAAATTTACCTAGACAGACAGTTCTTGACGGAGAATTGGTAACATATAAATCTGGTCGTAAGATGTTTATAATTCATGATGCAATGATAATCCGTTCGGAAGATGTGACCCAATTAACATTGACGGAGCGACTTGATCGTGCTCGTCAAATTCTTCGTTCAGTTATCCAGACGCCAAAAAGTTCATTCGGACTTGTCGTTAAAAAAATGGTCCCTCTGAATAAGTTTGATACATTGCCACTTGATTTTCCTTATGATACAGATGGTCTTATATTTACTCCGGTGGATGAACCTGTGCGTAGCGGTACACATGAAACAATGTTTAAATGGAAACCAAAGGATAGAATTACAATTGATTTTTTGATTAAAGGTCAGGATTTATACCTTCAAGATTGCGGAAAATTATACAAAGAGACTGAAATGCATGAGCGTCACAACTTTCCTGATGGGACTATTCTTGAATGTGCATATAACGAACTCGGATGGTCCCCAGTCAAAGTTCGAAAAGACAAGACGCATCCGAATAATCGAAGAACCTATCTTCGTACACTCGTAAACCTCAAGGAGAATATCACATACGAAGAGTTTAAAGGTATTTCACGGTTATTAGACAAGTAAAATGTCGCTCGTCGATAAGGTTATCGATCAGGCGCTCGGAATGAACATGTGGGTTTTTGGAGGATATGTTCGTGACGTGATTGTCAGGGGTGAAAAAAAATTCAATGATTTGGATTTGTGTTGCCCAAGGCGTACGTATGCAAGTGATTTTCTCAGGGTTTTGAGTGTTCATCACAAAGTTGAATCTATTCAAAAATACGACATGTCTGAATATGCATGCATGTCACTAAACATCAGAAAAGTTGTTCGGTGCATCATAGACGATACTCTCAAAGTGGACATTGTCGTCTATGATGGAACATTTCGCGATTGGCAATTGGATCAGACGACTGATTTCTCATGCAATCTTTTTTTTCAGTCTCGATATGTACATTTGGGAATTCGTTACATTCCAGAAAGTTACAAGATGGATCCTAATCCGATGCGCACCTTGATTCAGCAAACACGTGAAGGTATATTTACCCGTACATGGGACGGATCTGACATGGGTTGTATAAAAAAGATTTGCAGGCGCGCGGAAAAATTGGTCTCGTCTGGTATGACTTTTAGGGGTCAGCTTCTTCCATTTATGATGGATGATGACTACTGTAATGCGACGAGCGACTCAATCATACAGATTCAACATCACAGGTCGGTGTTGACATTTCTCGATTGTCTAAATTCTCTACAAATACACCTACCCGAGGAGATTAAGAACCGGATTGTAGGCGATCTTCCAGTTGACCAATAAATCGAATGTTTCCGACATGTCCAAGAGTCGTCTGAACGTCTGCAAAAATCTGTCCACCCATCATCTGCCAACGTCTACAGAACGCATAGTCTTCAGAGAGATAACGCCGAGATTCAGGATCAATCATACAGTCAAACACTGCACAGTAATGTTCAAGATCACGATTTTGGTGATCATTTACACAATTAAGTTCCGGATATTTTTCATACATTTTTTCAAATACAGAACGTTTAATCATGAGAAATCCAGTTGGTCCATCAAGAACTTCAGCAAACCCATTGATAACCTGTGTATTCTGATATTTAAAATTCATCACGAGTGCTGCTGACAGTTTGTCTAGATTGCGTGTATCATTATGTAAAACTGCGTGTTCAGCCTGATTCCACATGACTGTTTTTTTCGGGTATACTGCACATGAAACCTCATGCCCTGATTCGATCAGTCGAAGAACTGATTCTGGTTCAAAATGTACATCAGCATCAACAAACAAAAAGTAATCGGCTTGTGTTTTCTGCATAAATCGAGCGACTGACAAGTTTCGAGCTCTATGTACGAGAGATTCATTTTCAGTCGTGTCGAGCATGAGATGAATACCCTTGTACGCGCATAGACGCTGCAGTTTCAGCACTGACTCTGCATACGCCTGGAGACACACGCCGCCATAACACGGAGTACTGAGAAATACATATGGCATTCTTTAATTAAATAGTAATTTTGCCTTTATCGCCTTGTAATTGTAGGCTGTCTATTATGATGAAACGTTATAGTCCATAGATCGTTTCTAAAAATGCCACCATCAAGATGCGGAAAAAAAGTAAATTGATGACTATTGTTGACAAATCTTCCGACACCCGCCCCAAAAGCGGCATGACCGACATTTGGTCGTACACGTTTGCCATTAAACAAAAATTCGGAAAGTCTCTGTCGTGGATGATATATCGAACCATTTTGGTGTCTATATGTTTTTGGTAGTTTTGCAAGTACTCTTACAATTTGAGTCATGAAACGATCACTCGGAGTAAGTTGTCTACGGGTCCGTACGCGTTTGAGAGTCGTCAGTGCTTTGAGTGCCAGGTATTGTTCTCTTCGTCTGGTCCTTGCCTCTTCAGCTGTTTTTTTCATACTTTTCGAAACACCCGAAAGACTTTTTAAATTTTGTTTGGACATATGAGTTGTTATTATTCTCAGCATGTCATCTGGCAAGTTTTTCATTACTAGGAACGAAGAATTTTTTTAGCTTGTTCTACAAGTTTTGGTCGGAGTTTTGGTTTTCCGAGATGATTTAGAATATCAATCGCCGACGGATCCATTTTATAATCTTTTAAAATTGACAAATCTGAATGTTCTATATATTTTCGAATAACAGTGAGACAATCCCTGCTCAAACCTGTTGATTCAATTTTTTTTAAACGCATACAAATATTTTGAAACTTGGACCATACACTTCCCGGTCTAAGTTTTTTAGTATCTAGACGTCCATTTATAGTAACAACAGGACTGACACATCCAGAAATTATAAAATATGGCATGAGCGTATCCCAAGCTCCGTTTCTATAAATAATCGTATCGTAAATATCTGCCAAACCAAGAGAGTCTGATATATCTGCACATTCTTCAATTGAAATTTTTTTTGCATCGACATAATTTTCTTGTATAACTCCCATTGTATAACCGTGTTCATGGATAGACCTATGTAAATATTCTATAGGTTTTTCTGATTTAAACATCGACTTTATAAGATCAAGTGGAGATTCATGTATGTCTTTATGATCAGTTTTATAAATTGTACGAATAAGAAATGATCGAAGATCACCATTATCAAGTTGCGGATTTTCGACACCTGTAATTTTAGTCAATTCTTCAGTAGACAAAATTGGTGCTGGAAAAAGTAAAACATCTTGTATATCAACAGGTTCATGGGATATAATGACAGTCGGACCTTTTGATAAAGCACTGTTTATTTCACGGACACCAACGAGGTCACATATACTTTCCCAGTTGTCAATTACAACTGGTGTATTTGTATATTTAAGACGTTCAAAAAAGTCCAAAGTTGTCTGTCTTGATTTTAAAACTTCATGATCAAGTTGAATATAATTTTCTAAAATTTTATTTACAAAATATGTTTTTCCAATTCCTGGTTTTCCATAAACACATGTTATTTTTTCTGGCGCGAAAAATGTAGATTCTTTTTTTACTCTTTGAATATTAAGAAATTTTTCCATGGATGAATCAGATGATTCTCTTACGAAACAAATCTTAAACATGGTTTTAGAAAATAACGCATTCACTCCATATATTGTTATATGGGTTGTTTTTAACATTCTTTTACTTACACTACTCATTTACGTCTCGATACGCATATCCATCAGATGAATATTTCCATCGACAATGTCATGAAGATCGAAATAATGTTTTGTTCGTGTATGAACATCTCGAGCAACCCAGATTCCCTCCCTTGGTAGAAACTTCTTCACAACACATTCCCTGAAAACTGTGCGCCTCTCAGACACTACAATTGGTATAGTCGCACTGAAACCCACAAGACTTGATGCATCATACTCGAGAATGCTCATTAGGATACAGTGGACATAAACTTTTATCGCATAGTATATATATGGAGGATCCTATTTTGACACCAAATCTTGGACGGTTTACAACATTTCCAATTAAATATCCAGACCTATGGGCACTTTACAAAAAAGCCGTCGCAAGTTTCTGGACTGTCGAAGAAATAGACCTCGCAAATGATCTCAAAGATTGGGATAAACTTACCGAAAATGAACAACATTTTATAAAAATGATTTTGGCATTTTTCGCATCATCAGACGGAATTGTATTTGAAAATTTAGATTTGAATTTTTCAAATGAGGTGCAAATTTCAGAAGCTCGGAGTTTTTACGCCTACCAAGGATTTTCAGAAAGTATTCACGGAGAAACCTATTCACTGATGATTGATAAACTTGTTCGGGATGTCGATGAACGTAACCGTCTATTCCGAGCAATCGAAACAGTTTCAGCCGTAAGACACAAAGCGGAATGGGCCATGCGTTGGATGAATTCAGATATTTCTTTCAGTCAACGACTTGTCGCGTTCTCATGCGTCGAAGGTATTTTTTTCAGTGGATCATTTTGTGCCATCTTCTGGCTTAAGAAACGGGGTCTCATGCCAGGTTTGAGTTTTTCGAATGAACTTATTTCTCGAGACGAAGGTCTTCATCAAGAATTTGCAGTGACACTTTTTAGTCATCTCAAAGAAAAACCATCACCGGAAACTATATCTGAAATTGTTCAGTCTGCAGTTGAGATTGAAAAGGAGTTCATCACCGAATCTCTCCCGTGCAAACTCATAGGTATGGATAGTACCCAAATGTGTCACTATATTGAATTTGTGGCTGACAGACTTTTGGTCCAGCTTGGACAGCCCAAGTTTTGGAATTCACAAAATCCATTTGATTGGATGGAGACAATTTCACTCGAAGGCAAGACGAACTTTTTTGAAAAGCGTGTCGGTGACTATTCAAAACGTATGGATATAGAGGGTGACGGAGTCCGCTTTGACGAAGAATTCTAACAGTATAAAAAATTGATCATTCGTTCACGTAGTAAATGAATATCCTTCTCGATGTCGACGGTGTTCTCATTCGCGATCATGCAATTTTGGATCGAGTCAGGAGGAATATTACACATTATGTAAAAAATAAAATTCCAAGAGCAAAAAATCCAGAGCGTCTTCGTGATCACTTGTATACTCGGTATGGACATACAGGGAGGGGTATGACCCAGGCACTTAGTATCCCAACTCCTGATTTCAATTCATACGTATATGACAAGGCTCTTCTGAATCAACTTGTCGACTATTTACTTACTGATGAATTTCATGCAGATGCGAAGATTGTTCGTAACCTTCTAAATCAAGGTCACAAGGTTACACTTTTTTCAAATGCTCCATATCTCTGGACAGCGCCAGTCGCAAATGTCATTGACAAACGCGTAAATGTTGAAACTATGGTTGGTCAAAAGCCTCAACCTGTTGCCTATGCGAGTGTTCGAACAAATCGTCGACCCATTATTATCGTCGACGATGTGTTGAAAAATCTCAAACCAATTTCAAAATCTCGAAACTGGATTCCTGTACATTACTCGGCAAGCGTAGATGACTGGGCAACTCCAACAATTTCTACTCTTGAAGATTTACCATTTTTAGTTAAACAAGTTGAAAATATGTATAACAATGGGCGGTCCAGCTATTGTCATGACCCCTGAAGAATTTATGTTATTTTTTGTAGATTCTTACGAGGCTTGGAAATTTTGGGTAAGTAAACCCGATCGTGATAAGTGGGCACTTATATCTATGTTACCTGATATTGAAAGTGGAGGATGGATTATACCCTCCGTACAAGACCGCTAACACCTGCAACTTCCGAGAATGCTTTTTTTGTGTTGTTAGAAGCATCTGAAAATGCTTTCCAACTTGCTACAGAACCATATACAAAAATACCTCCTAATAGTATTAAAGGTATACCCAAAAATCTTCCATTGTTTGGAACTTTTCCGTTTGATGGATTTTTCGGTTCGTATATAACATCAACTTTTGATCCTGATGCTATATTATTATCCTGATTGACAATTGTAAATGTATTAGAATTTACTTTATATTGTACATTCCCACTACAAGTATTCATGACACAAGTTACATTCGAATATACTCCTTTTGTTTTAGCAGTATGGACTTTATCTCTCCAAGTCAACACTATAAAACCAACTATGAACATCAAAAGACCGACTATGCCTGCTGTAATCATTCCTCCATAAATTTGAAATTTACCATAAGCCTCTAGAGGATTCATACTCTATGCACCGATTTTCATCAGAGCAAAAACAATCACCATGAATACAACTGAATGAAGAAAAAGTCCTGCTGCTTCTGGGCATCCATTGACAGCAATTCCTTTCCCGAATAGTTTACTCGTCACCTTGTACAGTTCAGGATTGCTTATTATAAAAAACACGAGTGCAGAGTAGAATGAATACTTCCACTTTACAAGATCACTCTTTTTAGCACCGCCACATCCACATCCACAATCAAGTTTGTGCTGGAGACCCATACCCATTTATACTGTAGACGATAAAAATTCTAGAAGCCGTTTAGCCTCTGACGGTTTTTGTAGAGCTACAGCGAGAGTAGATGAATTCATACCAATATTTTGTGCAAACTGAACCGCCCTGTTAAAAGCAGAGTTACGAGTGTTTAAAGAATCAGAGGCAGCTTTTTGTAACTGTTTTCTGATGAACATTTGTTTTGCAGAGTTTAGATTTGGTCTTAAAAGTCGTGAAGCCATACGGGCATTGGCTCTTCCAGCTGCATGAGGTGGGTATGCACCTGTTCTATTGAAAATTCTCTGCGCCTGTCTACGCCCATTCCCTCTTCCTCCCACCGAAGCTCCTACTACTCCTCCAGGTGTTAATGCAGTTGCGAGTGGGATTGCAGCTGCGCCTGCTGCAAGTGCCCCAACACTGGCTCCGACCATTCTTGAAAACTTGGGTTCATTTTCCTGACTTGCTTTAGTCCAATTTGACCCTCTTGCGAAACTTTCGAGTTGACTCTTTACATTTGCGTTGTTCAAAGATTTACCCTTTCCGATTGCATTTCTAATCATTGTATTCAAGGCTGCATTAAATCTTAAAAGATGTCGTTCTTTATTGCTGTTTGGCATAATTCCTAATGTACGGCTTGCTATTTGACGAAGTCTGTTTTGATTTGAATTTGATGATATCGGAGTATTTGGTATTTTTCCAGTCGCTTCAGCAAGAGATGACTGAAGTGCCTGTTCAGCTGTCCTGTTATTGAGTTTTGAATTGGCACGGTTTACTTTTCTTTCAAACAAACTAAAAGCCTGATTTATTTGTTGGGGTGTCACTGGTATTCTTGCCGCGGCCGCAATCATTTTGATCTGTCCCTTGACAAAATTACGTGCTTGGGGGTTTTGATGTAAAACTGTACCGACTGTTAAAACGCCTCCCGCCAGTACTTTAAGTGGACCTAAAATTCCAGAATTTTTTTTTACTAGTCTTTGTGGTTGAATTTTACTTATAGCTATTTTAAATTGTTCATTGTTTTTGTTTATATTTTCATTGTTAGATTTTAGTCGTTGTCTGTTTATACCATTTACGCCTATATAAGGTGGATTGATAGCCAACATTTTAATAACAGCCTTGATCACCTTTTTGTTTGTTGTTCCATTTTGTGCAACAGGTAGTAATGAGTTCCAATTAAATTGATTCATGATGTGTCCCTTTATTTTTCGGTTATTTGTCTGACCTCGACTCTTCAATATCTGTTCGGCTGCATTAACCGCTGATTTTCCTCTCTGGGATGCTGCTACAAATTCTCGCCATACATTTTCACTGATTGGCTTTATTCTACTTTCAAGATTTCTACCGTTTTTAAAGTTGTATTTTTGCTTTAATGATGCTGCTCGTACATGTTCCAATTGCTTTTTTGCATCCTCGAGGGCCTTTTTTGCATTTTCTGCAGCCTGAATTGCCTGTCTTTTTTGATTTTCGGTCGAAAGACTATTTGCCAAAAGAGAATTTATGTTTTTTTGTCTGGATATTGCAACTTCATTTGCTAGTTTCGCAGATGTCTGCGCAGCTTTTAAAGCAATACCCTGTTCGGCCATTGTTGCGTTTGCACTGTTTGCTCGACTAACTGCTGCTTCTGCATTTTTTTTAGCTTTGGTCGCCTGACTCTGCAAGTTTTCAATTGTTGCTTTTGCTAGAGCACTTGAAGCAATTAACTTGGCGGCAAGTCCAGCTGCTTCATTTTTTGCCTTTTGGGCCGCGTTAAGAGCTGAACGTTTTTCTGCGTTTGTTGCCGTTAAATTATTCTGAGTAGCCCTGGCCAACGCCTCTGCTGAAGCCTGTGCCTGTCTAGCCGCGTTAAGAGCTGTGTTTCTTTCGGCCACGGTTGCGTTTGCACTGTTTGCTCGACTAACTGCTGCTTCTGCATTTTTTTTAGCTTTATTTGCTTGTCTCTGCAAATTTTCAATTTGTGTCTGTGCGTCCTCTCTAGCTTTTTGAAGAGCCTTTTCTGCGTTGTTTTTTGATTTCAAAGCAGCATTTCTTTCCGCCTGAGTTGCATTTTTATTTGCTTTAACTCTAGCTAATTCCCGTGCAGCTTCGTTCGCTTGACCTGCAAGTAAAACGTTCGAAGCACTGGCTAGACTCTGGGCATTATTTCGCTGCTGTGTCAGAGTTTTCAGAGCTTCTTCTGCATTTCGTTGAGCTTTTAAAGCAGCATTTCTTTCCGCCTGAGTTGCATTTTGATTTTTCTGAGTATTAGCCACTAGACTTGCAGTTGCCCGAGCCGCATTCTGAGCATTTTTTAATTGAGCAGCTGCATTGACTTGCTGTCTTGACAGTTGATTTTGAAGATTTTTTAACTTTTGTTCTGCTTCGGCGAGTTTACGAGCAGCGTTGGCATTTCCAGGATTGCTCGTTAGATTTTTACGAGCATTCTCTACTTTTGCACGCGCATTTTGCGTTTGAGTTATACTTATACTTATTGGGGAAGGAGCACTCCCGCTGGTCGGTCGACCAAAATTCACTGGTCTTGGAATGTTTGCGGTAACCGGCGGAGGCCGATTAGTATTTAATTTTTTTAAAAAATTAGTAATTTCTTCTTTTTTAGTTTGGTTTATATTGTTCCGTCTTGCGAGAGTTCGAAGCATACGAATACTGTTATTACCCCCCTGATTCATGTAATAGTTTACAAGATGTCCTAAAATTGCACTTTTCTGAGTATTGTTCCCTGTAATTTTTAAAAGTTTCTCGAAATTTTCGGGATTGGGGGTAATATCTCGATTCTTCAAAAGAGATTGAATCTTCTGATGTATGGCTGTGTTTACTGCAGAGCGATGATTATTTGTTAAAAAAGATGGAATGGCATTTCTAAAAGCCGCAAGTTGATTCACGGTTTTTATATTTGTCAATTCCTTTGGATACATTTTCATGTATAATTCTGCCCTGTTTACATTTGATAACTGAGCATTATTTCCAAACAGTTGAGTAAGACGATTTTTAAATCTCTCATTAAGTTTTGCTTGGGCTAAAAATTTCTCACGTTGATCTTTTAAATTTGCTCGACTATTAATAGCCAAACGGGTATTCCTGGGGTTGTTACTTAGACGAGCCCGACCTACTGAGCCATACACTTTGAAATTTTGTCTGCGTTTTAAACCTTTTAATTTTTCATTCAGTGTATTCGCTGCAGTTACATAATTTTCTAATTTATTTGTACTTCGAACCACCCTGAGATAATTTAGGATGTTCCGTTTCGACATCTACTAAGACACAGGAAAAAAAACGCATAAAGGACCCGAGCATTGTATATACAGAAAAGAATGGCGCTCAACATTCGTAAGATTGTCGACTTTGACGTGAACAGCATCACGTTCTCTGCCATCCGTAAGAATGACAAGGGTGGTCGTGCAGTCTACCTAAATGGTGCAGGAAACACGAAGCTTCTATTTCAGCTTCCTCAGATGCGCGCTCCATTCGGGCTAAGCGAGTTTGTCGACAAGCTATCAGGTAAGACGTCCTATTCTCTGAATGTATCTCTCGATGATGAGCCGACTCGTAAGGTGTTTCAGGCTCTTGATGAGAAGGTGCTCGATTTTGTAGCTGCCAACTCGGAAGCCTGTCTCGGTAAGAAGTATTCAAAGGATATCATGAGTGAGGCTCTTTTCAAGTCGGCGATCAAGCCTGGAAAGGATAATTACGCACCGACCCTTCAGCTCAAGGTTCTAACTGATCGTGAGGGGAAGAGTTTTGCGGTCGAGGCGTATAACGCAGCGAAGAAGCGCGTAGAGCTTTCAGAGCTTGAAAAGGGACAGGGTGTCGTGACGATTATCGAGGTGAACCAGATTTGGTTTGTAGATAATAAGTTTGGACTGAGTATTCGTCTTCAGCAGGTTCTTTTTGCACCTCTTAACAAACTCAAGGGATTTAGCTTTGTGGATGTCGAGACGAGCGAGGCTACACCTGAAGAGACTGAGGATGAAATTGATGTACCTGGTCCAAGTGATGAGGATGTTTGAATAAAATATCGTGTAAAAATATGGCTATACCCAGGTGGGTGAATGAGAAAAAATATAAAATTGTAAAATCTCCCAATGGAAATACAAATGTCGTCTCGAGTAAAATGAGAATAAAAGTCCCAAAGAACAAAACGAATAATGTCAATGCGTTTTTAAAGAATTATTTTTCACACCCTAAAATAAATATTGTCAAAAAAATCAAAGGTAGAAAAAATATAGGATTGCCGTATAAACTAAACTGCTCCGCAGTGAATACTTTTTATCAAAACTCAACAAATAATGGAAGAACTGGTCATGTGTTGACGAGTTTGAACACAACAAAAAGACTTGGAACTATCTATAATTCGTCACTCGGTATAAAGAAAATTCGTAGAGGCATAGCGGTACTTGGACATGGTAAACAGGCTGTTGTATATCTTGGATGTACCGATAAGTCATGTCGTCAAAAATTGATTATAAAGGTTTCTCCATTTGATAAATCTTTTAGTCAAGATAATCAACCATCGGAATATGAATACAGAGTACATCGTCAAATTTTCAAGGTGGCTCCAAAACACGTCACTGCCATTTTTTCTTTAAAAAGATGTCGCAACTTTGCCTCTTTAAATGCATTTACGCAACGTAGAACTTCAGAGTTTGATTACGAACACCAGACGGTATCATTCGGAGAATATTTAGAAGGTGGTGAATTGTATGATTGGCTGAATAAAGTAAAACCAAATGTGACTGATGACGATATTGCTCAGATGATTTTTCAAATTCTCAAGACGCTACAAAAAATAAGAGTACGTTACCCTGATTTTAGACATCATGATCTCCATCTTCAAAATGTTCTAGTTGATGATACAGGAAAATTTCCCCGTTTGGCAATAGCTGATTTCGGCCTCGCTCAAATATCAAAACAAGATCCAAATCCTATGATTGCAAAGGGATTTTATGAATCATCTGGAATTACATCAAACTCTGATGTGAAATACGATCATCATTTCTTCCTAAACAGTCTTTATTCGTTACTTCATTCATGGACAAGTATACCCAAAACAAATGAATTTTTAAAATTTGCACTCCCTGAAACATTCCGTGGCCCTGAATCTGTACACGTCACGTCATGGAGACTTCGTAATAAAACTGATACACGTAACCTCCCATCTCTCCTAACACTTTTGAATAATCCATATCTTAGAAAAATTCGTGAAAGTCCTTCTTTAAGTAGATCAGTCAGTACACCAAGAGCATTTGTTGTCAACCGAAATGCAGCTGACATTGCTAGAAATATCCTTTCTGGAAATACCAATGTATCAGTCGTCACTCGGGTTAAACCAACTGCTAAAAACTTTTTAAAACTATCACCAGCTTCACGTTTGGCTTTAAAGAGACCAGGTAACAAAGAAGTCAAACCAAAACTGATAAAATTCAATGTGAAACCTAGAGTTACTGCGGCTGGTCCAACACTTGTACGCCCATCTCCGACGCGGTTATCGCCATCTGTTTTTAGAAATAGACGCTTCAATGCAAAAGTTTTAGCCAATCTAAGCCCTGGAAATACCAATTATTATAACAAATGGAATAGAGCAAGAACTCGAACTGTCAAGGCTCTCACAAACCGTGTTCGGAGAGGATTATCTCCTTTTAACAATGCTGGACCTTCACGTAGAAACGCACGAACAGTTTTAAACCTTGTCAAGAGCCCAGGAGGACGAGTACGTTCAAAGGGTAAATTGCTCATGTCACGTACAAAGGCTGAACTTGTCAATCTCGCAAAGAATGTAAACGTAAATCGAAACTGGGAATCTTTAACAAAACAAAAAATTATAAATGCGCTCTACGGCTAAGCTTTTTTTATCAGTAAAGTATAATGGACGGTATCGTCATGAAAATTGCCCTCTTGATCATCTTTGCAATTCTCGTATACTTTGGCTGGTCTTGGTGGAACGGTCGCGAGGTTGTTATTCCATCCGTCATTCCAAAGACTGAAAATCTAGATGTCACTGCCATGCGTCCACCCGCTGCTGCTCCACATATGCAGGATGATATTCCTCAGGGCCCAGGAATCACAATGTACGGAACGGACGACTGTCCATGGTGTCAGAAGCAGAAGGATTATTTCATCGAGAAGAAAATTGAATACATATTCAAAGATTGTTCAAAGGGTGAATGTCCAGGGTTTGTGAGCGGTTATCCTACACTTGTTCGTGACGGGAGAGTTATGCCGGGGTACCAGGAGATTTGAAAAAACGTGTAATTGAATGTGACGTGAGAGCATCAACATTTTGAAAAATAATTTTATAAGGGTCAGAGCCAACCAACGGCTCCAAAAGGTCACATACGGGCTTTTGGAGTTGATGTTCAAAATAATACTTGTAGTCAATCGGAATTTTATGTTCAGTTACCCATACAGGGTCTTCCACCTTGTCACACAAAATACCAGGTCCTTTGATGACTAAAAATGGCACACGATCTCCATTTTGTGGTTCTGAGCCAGGAGCTCGAGCCCTGATTTTGTCTCTAACTTCCACGTGTGGAACCCGAGTTTTATATTCAGACCCTAGTTGTTTTGATACAATGAGTTCATTATGGTTTACTCGACCACCGAGTAAATCCTTTGCACACTGTCTGGCGAATAATATAGCGGGTCGAGGATCGTTAGAGTCCAAAACGAGATTTAAAAGTTTTTTGAGAACACCTCTGACATATACACACGTATCTCGACGTACAACCTGCAGACCCTTAATGTCAATTTTCTTGAAAACAACTGAATCTCCTTTTTTTTCATACATTTTTGCAGCGTAACGTTTTTTCGAATACAAAAAATATGGACAGTACACCTTTTCAAGTTCAAGATCATTGGGAGCCCTAAAAAGTTTAGAACATTGTTCGGAAGCCTGTTCACCAAGTTTCCAAGAATAGTCAATTGCATCCTGGCCCGTGCGTCCCTGAACGTCAAATTCAACCATGACTGAATCCGTGTCACCATATCTCACTTTTGCACCAGGAAAATGTGTCTCGACATAGGTTTTCGTTTCATCAATCATTTCACGACCACGAAATGTAACGGTCGACGCGATTGCGACACATGGAAGCATTCCCTTGGAGGCTCCTGTAAATCCATAGATTGAATTCATAGAAATTTTATAAGCAAGTTGCTTACCGTTATAGATTGCCTCCATTGGAGTACCTTCATTTTCCGCCATTGATTTTTTAGCTTTTTTCCTAAACGCTGCAAGTTCATTCAGAATAACTGGTAAAAGACTAGGAACATCCTGAGCAAATGTATGGGGTCCGAATGTTTCATATTTGATACCCGGGAGACCCATGTATCGCTTGTCTACAACTAATGTCGAATAGCACAAGTTATGAGCCCTCATAATTGAAGGATATAGACTTGCAAAATCAAGAGCAGTGATTGGGTTGTAATATGCACCAGTTTGTGCATCAAGAACGGTTGCACCTTGATAATCAGATGTTGTATTCTTATCAATTTTTATAGTCGGCACCATAAATCCAAGTTCTCTCGCCTTTCGACAAATTTGAGAAAAAACCTTGATCTGCTGACCTCGCTCACTGAGGTATGCAATCGGTACCCAAGTCGCTTTAGCCATTTCAATTGAATTTTGAATGAGTCGAAGCTTTTCCGATATGCGATGAGGGAGTTCAGTATCCTTCAAACAATAGTCAGCCACTTCACCGAGAAGTTGAGGGTCTCCATTTTTAAATCGACTGAAAATTTCTTTTACTGGCATGTCAAGTTTTGTATCATTCAAAAAAAATTTTGAAACATTATTGAGTGAATAACTTTCAAGTTTGTGTTCGCGTTTGACATCCTGAAACATATCAAAAACATACCGTCCAATCATTGGAACCATCTTGAGAGTATTTGATCCAAGGGCACTTGATGCAAGAATTTTCGTAACCAACTCAACTGATACATCACGTAGACGACCCCATACAAAACTTTCTGGTGAACAATGTGTCATCACCATCCTTGTATAGAGATATTCCAAATCAAACCCAAAAATGTTCCACCCCGTGACAACATCAGGATCAAGTTGACGCATATACTTTGACCAGGCTTCGAGCATTTCAGCTTCTGTATCGAATGATTCAGCATCATGACACGAAGTTTCTTTGACACAAAAAATTTTTTGTTCATTTGGATTTCCATTAATTTTTGTAGTCACTGCAACTTGGAAACATACATCACCCATTTTTGTAGGGGATGGAAAAGATCCAGATTCTGAGAAACATTCGATATCAAGAGATGCAATTTTCAATGGTGCATTTTCATCGCATTCGACATGGCGCAGAGTTCTCCAATCAGAAACATACAAGTCCATGTCACATGACGAAGATGTCGACGGGGACCCGACTGCTTCGAGCCAGCCAGTAGACTCGATACCTGTACGATGCATAATTCGAAGAGTCGGATCGAGGTTTGATTCATAAATTTCATATTTGCGATTGCGACATGCCCACTCAGCTCTTCGTGCATCTGTAAGTGTCCCAAATGAAAGTTTTGCAAATGTGTGTTCGGCTTGATTCTGAAACCCCATAAGATCTTTTCGGCGTATACATACAACAGGCTCGACGAGAGATTCAAATGTAGGTGCAGGTTTAGAGAGAGTTACTTTTATAAAAAAATATGGACGAAATGGAGTTTCGACATGAACAGATTTTCCATCTGCAGTTCGACCAAAAATATCTACGATGAGTGTTTCATCCTGTTCTCTATGATTCCAAGCAATAGCCTGAAATTTCACCATGTTTACATATATACTATTCTTCTTAAATCTGTAAAAAACCAGTTGTGTCTGCACAAGTAAAGACACCACGTATATACTTTTAAACAGAAACAATGGCTACTCGTGAGCTTATGGAGCGCATTGCCAAGGACTTCAACCTCGACGCCGATGAACTCGTGAACCGGTACGTCAAGGGTAAGAAGCGCGAGGCGACGGTGACTGTCACCGATACGGCTCCCAAGTGTTCCGCGACGACGGCCAAGGGAAAGCCCTGTGCGGCAAAGCCTATTTCTGGCACATGTCTTTGCCGCGTTCATACAAAGAAGGAAGAGGCTGGGCCTTCCGCGCCTACCGCTCCCAAAAAGACAAAGAAGGAGCTGGTCGGTCCTCCTGTTCATACACACGTGCTTGACTCGGTCATTCATGATGACTGCGAGCTCTGCCAGACGCACGGAAATCCACTCGTCGATGAAGACGATGAGTTTGAGACGGTCGAGTCTCCGCCAAGGACGCTGCGCGATCGCCTCATGAAGCTGGCGGTCGAAAGTGACTTTGAGGATGAAGATGATGAGTAATCAATGTACAAACGACCTTTACCAAAACTAAAAACAAATGGAACACTCCCACTCACAACAATTCCTTCTCCATTTTTAAAAATTCTTGAATTTTCTCCAACTGTTGAAACTAAAAATACAAATATAGGCACAAAATTATTTATACCTAAACCAGAACCTGAACCCAGAAAATTTCCTGAACATGTTTCAAAATTATTCGAAAATGCTCAACATAGACCTCTCATAAAAGATATGATTGATGCGATGATTCTTGATGGGTATTCAAATGAAAAAATATCAAAAGTTAAAAAATTTTATGCATGGCTTAGGAATACTGAAGAGGAGCGTCAAAATCAACTTGATAATATTTTCAGGAAATATAGTATTAAAACTGCGCCTCCGAAGAAAATTTTAAAAGTTGTTAAAAAAAAGACATGAGTAAATTTTGGGCAGATATTATGGATGAAGAAGATAAGAATGTTTCTGTACATCCCGAATTTCCTATCGAACGAAGATTATCAATTCGTCCGAGACGAACTCAGGGACATGGAGACGTCTCAGGAGTCCCATCCGTTGGCACCGGGTCGAACAATGTCTCGAATACCGAATGGATCACTGACACACAAAATTTTCACAAGTCAACAAATAACTGACTGGTTCAGAATGGTATTTAAAGAGCCACTCTCAGCTGGTCACGAAAAATTACCAATTGAATATAGAAAATATCCAATTGGGTCATCTGGTATGGATTGGCACAGAGATACTCCATTGATTGGAAAACAATATGAATGCGTTTATACAGTCACAAATACATCAGATAGTTTTACTCTTTATAAAGACTGGTTAGGACGCGTACATTCCAAGTGGACTGAACCCGGATCTCTTGTTATTGTTCGAGCGGGTGGAGTTTTACATAGTGTTACTCCCGTTCATAAAGGAGAACGAACAATTGTGAAATTTGTATTCATCTAAAACATAAATCTACTTTTTACACATGGAGGAGGATAAGATATACGAATATGACAACATACAGGTGGAAGGATCTGAAATTTTTTTTCACTGCGACGTTTCGAATGAATCGGTGAATGAACTATGTCGTTCCATTCGAAAGATTGAACGCGAACAAGGTGTAATGGGTATAAAAAACCCTCAGATACATATTCACATCAAAAGTGATGGCGGGTGTCTATATTCTGGTCTTGCTGCTATGGATTTTTTAAAACATACATGTTCCCACGTGACAACAATCGCAGAGGGAATGTGTGCATCCGCAGCGACATTTATTTTTTTGGCAGGTGATTCGAGAATTATACTTCCAAATTGTTATATTCTTATTCATCAACTCAGTGACACATTTTGGGGAACTTTCGAACATCTCAAAGATGAAATGAAACAGTGTAAAAAAGTGATGCGTCAGATTAAAAAAATCTATCTTGAGGAGACGACAATTCCCGAAGAAAAACTTGATCTTCTTATGACACGCAACTTGTATTTTTCAGCTCGAAAATGCATCAAGTTTGGTCTTGGACTTCCTCCGTCACAACCGGTGTAGTATCAACGGATGAGTTAATAATTGGAGATGGTCTGAGCATATGAGCAGTTTCTACCGCTCTTTTATCCTTGTAACGTTTGTACAGGAAAAATGCGGCAAGAGCTATTACAATCATAGCAATAATGTTAAATGGATTAAAACCAGAAATACCCGTGACGTTTTCGATACGCGCCTGACGAGCGATATCGATTACAGGTGCAGGAATACACTCCTCCATTAAAGAAAAACCATGTTTTTTCCTGACCCGTTTGACGCGGACGTTTATTCTTTAATGGAGAAACTATTCGAACTGGCTTATGCTGCGAGAGAAAATCACACCAAGTGTGAAAAAAAAACGTGCGAATATTTTTGCACTTTTTGTCCACAAGACGGGACATATGTTTCCATTGGAGATTCTACATTTCATTGCGGTACACGAGTTTTGAATGAAGATGGTGTATATGTATGTGTGTCATGTGGTAGAACCGACTGGCAATACATCTCTGACGAGCCTGAATGGAATGGTGGGCCTGATGATGGTCCTGACCCAAGC